TAACAATATAGAGTAGTACACTGAATATTTTTAGTATCACTTAACATATCATTATGTGAATGCCTCGTTCTTTCTCTTTCTAATTCTTTTTTTATACTATTTATAATAGAGTCTTTATTTATTTTATCATTAATATCATCAGAATTACAAATAATATTTATTGCTGAAATAAATTCAGGAGATTTTTCTTTTTCTTGACACCACTCTATATAGTTCATATATTTTCCATTAATCATCATTTCATAAATATCTTCAGATGTATATACTTCATTTCTACATTTCATACTACTATAAGATGGAATAGAATTAAATATAGTTCTATCACAATTATGTTTTTTAATTTGAATACATTTTTTAATAAAATCTGAATATGATAATACACCTTTCATTACATTACAATGCCCACAGCAACTTCTTGAATTTTCAAATGTATAAGATCTAATAGTAGAATCAAATCGATCTATCCCATTAGTATGATTTGATAGATTTTCAATGCCGCATAAATAACATTTACCATTAATTAATGTATCATATTCCTTTTCAGTTAATATGAATGATATTTGTCTTCTATTACAATGTAATCTATAATTTTTATATGTTTCTCTAGGTGCTTTTGATAAATATCCATTCCATTTTTTTATAAATTCTTTTGTTATAGATATGGCATTAAATACATAATTATTTATAATATCTACCTTATCAAGAAATTCATTAGGATGTTGTATAGTTTTAATAATATTACACATCTTACAACAAGATATACAATTAGATAATATATATCCTTTATTATTATTCATCCTATCAATACCATTTAGTCTAGTATTTGATACAAACCCACAATAATAACAAGGTTGAATTATTAATTTTTCAAAATCACTTTCAGTTAATGTAAATAATAGTGATCTTGAATAAGCATTTCTTTGTACAGAACGCCATAATTCTGCTATACATATTGTATAATTTTCTTGTTTTTTATCTAATATATTAGATGCTTTATTTATAATTATATTATGTTTTTGTCTTAAATTATCAATTTCTATAGATACTTTTTCTTTTTCTATATTTTTACAATCTTCACATTTACTACCTGATATAATTTTATTAAAACACCCTCTATCTATATCACAATATATAATATTATTTTCTTTTCCATCATCTCTAATTAATTGACGGATATGTTTTCCACAATATTTATCATCTTTATTTTTAAATTTAAAAGTACACCCTTCAAACGCACAATTATATAATTTTCCTGATTTTTTAATTCTACAAGATTCACAGTTTTTATACTTATTATCTATATCATTTTTTACTAATTGATTATCACAACCTCTAAAGAACATTCCACATAATATTTGTCCTTCATTAATTAAACATTCATACATATATTGTCTTTGATGATGTATACAATATCCATTAATTGTTCCAATTAATTGACATTTATCACCTTTTTTATCACCACTTTGAACAAGTGCTTTACACTTATTATTTTCCATTTTGTACTAGCAATAGTTAGTTAATATAATGACTCAATTTTTGGTCAAATTTTCAAATATTTGAGGAATGGTATAATATCGCGTATACATGGTTTTACCTATAAAATATATAATAATTTATTAATATTACTAATTTTATATTACTTATATCGTATTTATTATTTTGCTTTTTTCTATTGAACAGAAAAGTTGAAGGCAAATATAATAGTAAACATGTTTAGTTCGAGTACGCAAGTCCTCCCATCCCTGACATCACGCGTAGCACGTTGTAGTTAGTGGCATACACGTATACAGTGGAGCTCTTATCCATACCAACAGCGTTGTTGCTCACAGTGAGGAGCAGGGTAGTGTTGTCGATACGGGATAAGTTGCAAGTACCACTGGGCTGGTGTTGTTCAGGCTGTAGAGCAAAGGAGTACACATTAACACCAACGCAAGGAATGTTAGTGTGGTGTTGGTAAGGTTGTACCCAGTTGAAGTAGTTACCCTCACGCATTGAGAATCGGTCGTGACCGTTGAGCTGTAGGAGAGCAGTGATAGTAGGGTTCTTACCAGCCATGCCCTCAACGCGAGTAACGGAGTAACCAGACTCGAGGCATGCGCGATCCCACCAATCGGAGAAGTTAAAAGGCTGCTGGCCCTTCCAGGGGTTGATGACGTTGTCATCGCAGCTCACGAAGCTGTCGCGTTGGACAACCCAGATTAGCTCTTTGCAGGGGTGGTTGAAGTTCAGCTTGAGCTTGTTGCTGGAGCTGGTGATGGATTCACCACCAGTGAACTGTAGCACATCAATGAGGTACTCGTGGGAGACCTGGGCGAACTTGCGGCGCTCATCAGTATCCAGGTAGATGTAGTCCACATACAGAGAAGCAGCAGCCAGACCGCATTGGCCAACACGGTTGCGAACTGAATGAGGATCACCACCAGTGGCGTAGTCCCAGCAGAGGTTGTTGAGGGCATTGAACTCGAGGTTAATGCGCACCTCGTGGTACTGCAGAGCAATCAGAGGCAGAGCCAGACCAGGGTTGCGGCAGAACCAGAACTGGAGAGGGATGTACAGAGTGTACATAGGAGTGCAGCTAGTAATAGCCTCGCTGGTGAGGGGCTCTCCTGCGTAGCAGTCATTGTCGCAACCATTGCCACCCTGGTAGATCAGGTTAGTGAGCTCAGGGACGTTACCAACCATCTTGGCGTAACCGGCTTGCTTACCAGGCTCCTGGGTGAGCTCGTTCCAGATGTGGAGCCACTGACCGTAATGCTTGTCAATGCGCTGACCACCAATTTCAATCTCAACATAGTCGATCAGATTGTGACCAACCCAGTTGAGCCAGCGGAATTGAGCACCAGAACCATCAGTTGATTGGAGCTGGACTTGAGGTAGAACCGCCTGGAGATACATGCGGTAGATCAGATCACCGTTGCGCTGGATAGTGCAAGTCACCTTCTTGCCGAAGTTAGGAGCACCGTTGAAGGGATTTTCAATGGATTCCATTGCGAAGTTGGTGTGTCGTCGGTAGACGACCTTGAAGAAGGTAATCTGAGGATTACCAGTTAAGTAAACATCTTGTGCGCCATAAGCTACTAACTGCATTAATCCGCCGCCTGTCATTTGTGGTTATATCACTAATTAAGAAAATAATTTTGGAAAAAATACGAATTAATTATTTTTCTGATTTTTAAAAAAAACGAAATAGTAAAAACTCTGTCGGAAGATATTATTAATTATTACAGCCACTATCAGGCTTCTCAATAAAAGGAGACAAAATAATAATTATCATTAATTTGATATAAACCGGAGGATTCAAATTAAATTTGATTTGACTGATATGACAATATATAGTATATCAAATGTCAGAAGATACACCTACGTATAGTAGAAAAAAATGTGAACATAATAAACAAAAATTCCTTTGTGTAGATTGCAAAGGCAAAGGCATATGCATACATAATAAAATAAGATCAATTTGCAAAGATTGCAAGGGTGTTTCAATCTGTACTCATAATCGTATAAAACATAATTGTACACTCTGTAAGGGGATTTCCATTTGTGAACACAATAAAAGAAGATATCGTTGTAAAGATTGCAAAGGTGGTTCTATCTGCCCTCATGATAAAATTAAAAGTAGATGTGTACTTTGTGGTGGAAGTGAGATATGTGAACACAACAGACGAAAAGAAATGTGTATCACGTGTGAAGGGAGTCAGGTGTGTTCTCATAAATTACGAAAAGATAGATGTATAGAATGTTCTCCAGATAATTTCTGTGAGCATAAGATGGATAAATCTAACTGTGTTCAATGTCATGGAAAAAATGTGTGTGAGCACGATAAAATAAGATATCAATGCGTAAATTGTGAAGGCGGCAGAATTTGTTCTCATAAAAAGAGAAAATCACACTGTAAAGAGTGTGGAGGATCTGCTCTGTGTAAAATGGACTTATGTGAGACAATTGCTAATGCTAGATATGAAGGATATTGTCTAAATTGTTTTATTCATGTATTTCCAGACAAACCTAATGCGCGCAATTATAAAACAAAAGAGACCGCTGTTAAAGAGTATGTACTTGAACAATTTCCTTTAACTAAATATACATGGATAGCAGATAAAAGAGTACAAGATGGATGTTCACGAAGGAGGCCAGATTTATTCATTGATTTAGGATATCAAATCTTAATTATAGAAGTAGATGAGAATCAGCATGAACAATATGATTGTTCTTGTGAGAATAAAAGATTAATGGAATTATCACAAGATGTACATCATCGCCCAATAATATTTATCCGATTTAATCCAGACGATTATAAGACAAAAGACGCCAAAGTAACATCATGTTGGGGAATAAATAAACAAGGGATATGCGCCATTAAGAAGACTAAACAAAAAGAATGGAATAATCGATTAGAGGCAATAAAAACCCAAATAGAATATTGGTCTCAAGAATGTAATAAAACAGATAAAACAATTGAAATTGTTCAACTCTTTTATGATAATGAGTCTTAAATATAAGGCTCAATATTTTTTAAATATTATCTATATAAATAAATTAAAATCTAATAAATAGAATGCCCGGTAATACATCAAAATCGATTACACCTCGTACAATTACAACTACAAATATTGCAACATCATTTATGATTACTGAAATAATGGTTACTTTATTTACAGAAGTATATATAATTGTTAGTTTATTAGATAATGACAGTAAAATTATAGATACACAAAAAATTATACTTACTGGTAATGAATACACATTATGGGGATCAGATGATACATATA